CCACCAGCTTCAGTTGTAGTGATAACCCAGTCACTAGCTGTGTATTTGTCGAAGTCCTCGTGATAAACGTGGTACTTAATTGGATCTGGTTGTTTTAATTTTTCACCAGTTCCACCAGTTACTACGTTCGTGACTCCTGAAGTAAAGTGTGTAGTCATCAGTCCTCCTTGTTAGACCAGTTATTCTTCAATGAATAACCAATTTACTTAAAGAACTTATACTCTTATTTTTTAAAGAGTGCAAGAGAGCCTGTAATATGGTTTGATATTTTCCAATGATGTAGCTTTTTATTAAGTAGCTACTGAAACTTCTGGCGCAGCATCTTCTATCTTATTTGCAAGATTGGCTATTTTAGCCTCTTCTTGCTTGATAGCATTGACAACTTCTCTAATTTTGTTGTCAATTCTTACCATATCCAAAGTATACCTTTGGTTATCACGCTGATGCACCGCCCACTCTGTCTCGAGACTTCTCTTCTGTTTGTAAAGGTCTCTGACTTGTATTTGCATCTATGGTCTCCTCATAAGTTAGCCATAATTTAGACGAATCAATGAATCCATCTTTTTCCCATACAATATCATTTTTTCCTAGTTTGTCAACTAGTGCATTTTCAAAGGCCTTATCCTCATCCTCTGACGCAATATTGAAGCTAGCATAGTATCCATATGCTCTTATCTGCACTCTAAATGTCTTCATGATTCCTTTCTTTCTACCATAAAAAAAGGGGGCTCGAAAGCCCCCTTTTAATTTTCTTTTAGTACAAATTACGCACCTTCTACGCCAAATATACCTCTAGGGTCAGATACACCAAATGAGTATCTTTCTCTAGCTTTGTATCTCACGTTTCCAGTATCG